AAAGTCTATACAAGAATTGCAATCTCGTATTACTAGACTAAGTTCAGAAATGTGTGAGTATTGTGGTAAAATTTCTAGTGAGTTGGAGAATCGGAAATTGAAACTTTCAGAGGAATTAAGCAGCTCCGTTCTAAAGAAAGAAGAATTATCCAGAGAGTTAAAAACACTAGCTGAGAAAACTGATAAAAGTGCTGTGCCAATCAGTGTTCAGGACTTCGAAGCCATTGAGAGTTTGAAAACGATTGAAGTAGAGCGAGATATTTTGCGTGCTCAATCTAGAGAGCAGAAGCGTTTGGTCGCTAAGCATATGAAAGAAGTTGCTACTTCCCAAAAGAAGATTGACTTAGTTAAGTTTTGGGAGTTGGCATTTTCCGAGCAAGGGTTGGTTAAGTATGTTATACGCAACATACTGGATTTCTTTAATGAGAGGTCTAACTACTACTTAACTACTTTGACTAGGGGGGTACTGTCAATTGAGTTTGATGAATTACTGCAAGAGACGATTGTAAATAATGGAGGTACGGTCTTTTTTGATGCACTTTCTGGAGGAGAAAAAAAGAAGGTTTCTCTTGCCGTAATGCTTTCTTTAAATGACTTACTGGTTTTGTCTGGAAAAGAGAGGTCTAACGTTATCTTTTTTGATGAAATTGCGGATTCTCTGGACGGTGAAGGCATTAAGGGTCTCTATGAGTTGATTAAGGATATTACAAAACAAAAACGAGTTTTTGTAATTTCTCACAATGACTATTTTACCTCATTAATTGAAGATTCTTCGGATAAGTTTACTATTATAAAGCGAAACAATATCACGAAAATCGGGTGAATATTGAATAAACGTACAAAAATGGAACAAGAAATGGAACAAGAAATGGAACAAAAATATCCAATTATCCCTTTTGGGGAGAAAATTTTAATTAAGCGGCGGGTGAGGCGAACTGAGACAGAGGGTGGAATCATTCTCCCGGAAAGTCTTACTGAACAAAAGGTTAATGAGGGCACCGTTCTCGAACACGGAACTGGAGGTGCGGATTCTAACGGTAACGAGATTGTATTTAAAACCAATATCGGAGATAATGTTCTATTTGATGAGTATGCGGGGCATGAAATTATTAAAAACGACATGAACTATTTGCTTCTTCCCGAAAGCAGTATTGTTTGTATACTAAGAGATTAAAATGGGGTTTGAGATACCAAAAGATACACTATGCGAAACTATTTTTCTTGATAAATACGCCTACCCAGGAGAGGATACTTGGAAAGCTCTCGCTAAGAGGGTAGCCCGTTCAGCAGCTGACTCAGAGACTCCCGATAATGTGGAAACTTTTGAGAAGAAGTTTTATGATGCTATTAACTCTGGAGATTTTTGTCCTGGAGGTAGAATTTTATTTGGGGCTGGTCGGGGTAAGCAAAACATGCTGAACTGTTATGTGTTAGACCCTGAGGATTCTGTTGAGAGTATTGGAAAAACCATTTCGGACATGTATAAAATTTCGTGTGGAGGTGGGGGGATTGGTTTTAATTTCTCAAAAGTTAGACCGAAAGGGGATGATATTCAAAACATTAAGAATTCTGCCCCGGGTTCTATCTCAGTTATGAGGATGATTAATGAAATTGGGAACCATGTTCGCGCAGGAAGGAATAGAAGAACGGCGTTGATGTCGATTCTTAGTATTACTCACCCAGATTTCTTGGAGTTTCTTCGTGTGAAGCTGGACCGAAAGGAGCTTACTAATTTTAATATTTCAGTTGCAATCACTAAGCCTTTTCTTGAAGCTGTTGAAAGTGGTGATGAGTGGTATTTTACTTTTGGAGGTCGCCACGAGAGATACTACATGTACGAGATGACTCGGAAGTCTGAACTAGGAGATGAGGTAATTGAAGTAGTCGCCAAGGACGAAGAAGACGCTCTTGGGATAGCTAAACTTCACCACCTAAAACATTATGCGGATACGTTCGACGCTGTTACCAAAAAAACTATCATGGCCAGAGATTTATGGGAACGTATCATAGATAACGCTATTGAATCTGGTGAACCTGGAATTTTTAATATAGATTTTGCAAATGAATACACTAACGTTTCTTATTTCGAACATATGCCTGCTACCAATCCGTGTGGCGAAGAAGTTCTTCCAGCTTACGGCAATTGCTGCCTTGGGCATGTCAATCTGTCTAACATGGTTAGCATGGATGGTGATATTGATTGGCGTCGCCTTGCTCGGACTATTCGAGTCGGGGTTAGGTTTCTTGACAATGTACTTACAACGAACCATTTCCCAATACCTGAGTGCCAAGAAGGGGGGCACCGCTCCAGAAGAATTGGTCTCGGAGTCACGGGACTACACTACTTTCTTATTAAAGCCGGGTATAGATACGGCTCTGAGAAATGTCTTGAGTTCTTGGAAAGACTCTTTGCGACAATAAGAAATGAAGCGTATAAGGCTTCCATGTATTTGGCAAAAGAGAAAGGCTCTTTCCCTGCTTATGACTGGGCTCACCTAGGTAAAGAGCAGTTTATGAAAACTTTACCCTCCCGTATTCGTTCTGACATTAAGAAGAACGGAATTAGGAATGCGATTTTGTTGACAGTCGCGCCTACAGGCACTGTTAGCATGGTTCTTGGCGTGTCTACAGGACTAGAACCTATCTTTTCCCCAGTATACAAGCGCAGGTGGAGAACCGGAACAGAGGATGTGTGGAATGAATCTGTTGTTATTGACCCTCTGTTCAAAGAATTATATTTGAGGGGTAGGGATGTTTCTCATGCGTGTGGAGCTTATGATGTCACTCCAGAGGAGCACATCAAGGTTCAAGCAGTTGTTCAAAGCTATATTGACTCTGCTGTATCAAAAACGTGTAATCTCCCACATGACTTTAAATCGGAGTCTTTGTACGATGAATTGTTAAATTACGCAAATGATATGAAAGGCTTTACATTTTACCGTGCGGGCTCTAGAGGTAACGAACCTTTGGAGGTTATTGACCACAATACTATAGATTTGGATGCGTTGATTCGGTCGGGAAAAATTGAGGAATTGGCACAATCTGTTGATACTTGCAAAAGCGGAGTTTGTGAAATTTAATGCCCATTTATAACTACAAGTGTAAAAAGTGTGATAATCTTTCGTCGGATGTGTCGCCTTCGTTTGAGGCTAGAAAGAAGTGGGTGAAGTGCGAAATTGAAGGTTGTAAAGGGAGGGCATATTATACTCTTTTTGGGCAGGAAGTATTGGGTCTCGTTAAAGACCCAGCAGTCCCAAAAACGTTAAGTGACAGTGATACCCGAAAAATGGCGAAAGACGGACAAGAATCATTAGTAAGGGACACAAAAGAAGCCCTTAAGGCTGAATCTGGCGCAAGTCCGTATGCCAAGATGACGCTTACGGAAAAAGGCGTTAAAGAGTTTGGTGGTAGAAAGATGACTGATTATGAAAAGCGGAAGGCAGATGAAGCAAGAGCAATGGTAGTTCGAGATGCAGCGCAAAGTATGTCTGAAGAGCAAAAGAAAGCAGTAATTAAAAGAGCTGGCACAAAGCAGGATAGTTTGTAGTGGTTCAAGTTAGAATTTTAAACAATTCGAACAATCCCACTCCAGAGTATAAAACGGAAGGGGCTGCAGGGTTTGATATTGCCTCTAGCGAGACAATTTTTATTTCTGCGCAGGGTTCTGTACTCGTAAGTACTGGGATTCATGTGATTATTCCAGAAGGGTATGAGGGGCAATTAAGGTTGAGAAGTTCTATGTATAAAAAACCTTTTGTGATGCCTAATGCCCCTGGAACTATCGATAGTGACTATAGAGGAGAGATTAAAATTCCTCTTCGCAATCTAAATTCTCTTTGTCCGGAGACGATTGTGAAGGGTGAGAGGATTGCCCAAATAGTAATTCAAAAACTTCCGCAGGTTGATATTGAGGAAGTCTCTGAAGACGCCTTTTTTGGTAAGACTACTGAACGAGGTTTGAAAGGTTTTGGAAGTACTGGGCAGAATTAAACACCTTCGACTATTATAAGGTATGGCGTACGAGTTTTCAGAAAATATTCAGAGAGGTATATTATATCTTTCTAAATCTTCACAGAACTTTTTAGTGCAGGTTTTGCCTATGGTAAAGTCTGAGTACTTTGAGTTCCCTTCTCATCAGAAATTCTACAAGGTTATCAGGGGTCATTATGAGAAGTACAATAGACTACCTGGAGATGATGTTCTTATAGAACAGGTTAAAGAGAAGAAATCTTCCAACGAACTTCTCTCAGATTACAAAGAAGAGCTATCGTGCATCAATTCTTTAGATACCAGCGCCCTATCAAGTGAGGATTACTATCTTGATTTGGTTGAAGAGTTTGCTAAAGAACAGTCTCTGAAGGATGCAATTTTAAATTCTGTAGAACATTTGAAGAAGAAGAATTTTGGGGCTATATCAGAAGAAGTACGCCAAGCATTACTTGTTGGGCGTCAACAGGATTTGGGAGTGGATTACTTTAATGACATCGCTGACCGTTGGGAACGACTGATTAGCGAGAAAACTTCCAATGATTTTCGTACGCCATTTGCCTCTTTAAATGAGGCGCTGGACGGCGGTTTGGCACGTAAGGAATTAGCGATGGTGGTAGCACCACCGGGGGTAGGCAAATCTCTGTTTCTTGCAAACCAAGCCGCTCGTTCAGTTTTAGATGGCAAGAATGTTTTGTATGTTTCTTTGGAAATGTCCGAGGATAAAGTAGCTCAGAGGCTGGACAGTATTTTTACGAGGATTAAGCAAGTAGAATTGCAGCACAGGGTGGAAACTCTGGAAGAGCGGTTAGGTACAATTGCTGAAAGTGTAGAATCTCTGGGTGGATTACATATCAAAGAGTTTCCTACCAAAAGGCAGACCGTAAATGGATTACGGGCGTATCTTAACCAGTTACGAAATTATAAAAACTTTAAGCCTGACGTAATCGTTATTGATTATTTGGAGCTGCTAGGTACTGATGAGAGTATGCCAGAATATCAGGCTCAAGAGCGTCTAGCTCAGGAGTTACGAGGTATGTCTACAGAGTACAATCTTTTAGTTTGGACTGCTACACAAACTAATCGAGAAGGAAAAAAAGTAGATATCATTACAGATTCAGAGCTTGCCGACTCTTATGGTAAAATGAGAGTTTGTGATTTAGTATTCAGTATTAATCAAACCGAAAATGAGTTTGATGAAGGTAAGGCGAGATTGTATCTTATGAAATCACGAAATGGTCGAGCTCGTTTCATCATCCCTGCAAGGATTGATTACTCCAGACTAGTTGTGACGCAAGAATAATGGTTACTAGTAAAAAAGCAACAAGGGAACTACCGGTACATCCTATGGAGGTTCATGTAGGGTTTAAGACTTTTAAAATTCAACAAAAAAGTTTGGATAAGGATAGTTTGTATGGGTGCGTAGAGTTTCACAAAGCTTTGATTACAATAGACCCTAATCAGAGTATTGTAGATTACAAAGGAACTCTTTTACATGAGATTTGTCATGTAGGTCTTGATTTATTTGGGCTAGGAGATGACGATGAGATGCCTCAGATTGGAAATGAGTATCTCACTACTGTAACATCCAATATGATGCAGATGTTGCATGGATTGAACAAAGAATTATTTGCTTTCCTTTTTGACGATGAGTGAAATTACTAAAATTTACGATACGTTAGAGGATAAGTACATCGAGATTACTAAAAATTATTTGGAAGTATCTGAGCACAGTATGGATTCAGCGTTAGAGCGACATACCGGTGTTTTTGCTTTTTTTGGGGCTGTTTTGGCGTATGCCAAAAGACAGTTGGATTTAAGAGAGATTGGGTTAGAATTTTGGATGTCCAAAGCTATAGAAACTCGTCGTGAAGAGCTTAAATCCCAAGGTGGAAAAGTGACTGAGTCTGCACTAAATAACTATATTAAAAGTGTGCCTAGTGTAAAGGAAAAGAAAGAAGAAGTTTCCTTAGCTCAGCATAAATATAACCTAGCGAAGAATATCGTTTCTTCGTTAGACCACCAAAAAGACATGCTAGTGCAGATGTCCGCAAATAAACGGGCAGAGGCAAAAATGGTGTCTGATTTAGGATAAAATAAAACTATGAATAAATTACTTTTGCTTTTTGTTGCTGCCACTCTTGGTAGCTGTTCGACAATGGAATCGGCGGTGGGAGCTGTCGATGGGGCTGTTAGGTCTGTTCCACTGGTTGGCGATGTGTATGGCGTTGGCTCTGATGTTGTTGGCAGTGTGTATGACACTGGCAAGGACGTTGTAGATGGTGCTGTTGATATGGTTATGCCCGATGGGGAAGAATCTGATAGCTAAGAATAAAAATTATTCTGACCAGGTTAACCTATTAAGTTCAGGCTTTTTAAAAGAGCCTGAACTTTTTTCAATTAATGTGTGCTTTGGGCTATTATAGAGCAAGGGAATTTTCCCTACAAAATAGAAAAATAGAATTATGGTTGATATTAACGCACTGCGACAAAAGTATGAGGAGATTAACAAAAAGCCTGGTGGCAACGCTGATTTTTTGGATAAGTTTCTCATGATGGATGAAGGTACTACCAACGTCCGAATTCTTCCTTGGAAGAATGACACTGATGGCTTTTATGCTGAGAGTGGTATTCATCGTATTAATGATACGAATTATCACTGCCCTCGTGTAAAAGGTGACCCATGCCCTTTGTGTGATTTGAATCACAGATTGTGGCAAACTAAAAATGATGCAAATATTGAGATTGCTAGAGAAATTAAAGCTCGTAAACGGTACTATATGAATGTTGTTGACCGTCGAGATGGAAAAGTTAAGATTCTCTCTATGGGCATTAAATTGTTTTCCAAAATTTTGGATGCATTTCTTGACGAAGATTTTGGTGACTTGACCGATGTACACAACGGTTGGGATTTTAAAATTGTAAAGGAAAAAAGTGGACCTTGGCCTTCGTTTGATAAGTCTGCACCTCGTCCTAAGTCTTCCCCTGCGGGTACTGACGCCGAGATTGCAACCTGGATGGACGAAATTCATGATATTCACGGTCTTGTAAAAGTTGCTGAGTATGAAACTTTGAAGAATCTTGCGATGCAAATCACTGGAACACCTTCACAGGAAGCTTCTACTACAACTGAGGAGACCACCGATGACGGTGACGAGGATTATCTCTCTCATCTGAAAAATATTCAGAGTAATTGAGAATAATTTAATTAACGTTCTTTTATAGGGGAAGAGGTAAAACTCTTCCCCTTTTTATATGAATAAGAAAAAAATAAAGATTTTGGCGGTGCCAGCAAACACAGGTGGGTGCGCATATTACAGGATTATCATGCCGATGGAGAAGTTGGCAGAAAAATTCCCGGACGATGTAGAAGTAAGATTTAATGAAAATCCGCTAGGTCTACAGCGCATAACAGAGGAAGACGGTAGAGAGAGGATTTCCCCACCGCCCGAAGATTTCGAAACAACAGATTTAGATTGGTGTGATGTTATGTTTACACAAAATATTTCTAATTGGGGGGGACCGTATACCATGAACTTAATACGCACAGCGAAGGAGAAAGGAAAGTTTGTTCATTATGATACAGATGATTTACTTACAAATTTGTATAAAGGTCACAGGTTGTATGATGTGTATCGCGACCAAAAACTTTCGGAGCTTACACAATGGTTTTATCACCATGCGGACCTTGTTACAGTAACGCAGAGAAAGTTTGCGGAGAGAATCTCCCCTTTCTGCCAAAATACGTTGGCTGTAGTACGAAATGCAGTGGATTATGACCTGGAGTGTTGGAATTTAACAAAGACACCAACACCCAAAAAGCTTTGCAGAATGGGGTGGGTAGGTGGAATTCACCACGAAGAGGATGTTAAAGAATTCAGAAGCGTAGCTATGGGTGTGAATGCCAAGGTTGGGCATGAGCGAGTCCACTGGGGATTTTATGGAAGACCTCCTCTGGGTCCTGAAGAAGAAAGGGATTGGCAGCAAGATGTTTGGGATAACTATGAAAAGTACATGACACGAGGAGTGCACCCCAGACACAAAAACTTTGATGTTTTCAATGCTATGCCAGGAAACCAATATGGTGCTATGTTTACTCGTTTTGACGTTGCAATTGCCCCACTTCAGTATAATGAGTTTAATGATTCGAAATCAGAAATTAAAGTTATGGAAGCAGGGAGATACGGTCTTCC